TGGATTTGGGAAACAGAATGTATATGAATGGCTTCCTGAAGATTGTGATGTAGTGTTTGATACTCTTGAAGAAGCTGTTGATTATATTATTAATTATTACGATTAAGGAGAATGTGTATGGTAAAAGTAATCAAAAGAGATTGTACTGAGGTAGAATTTGATAAAACCAAAATTACCACAGCGATTCTGAAAGCTATGAAAAACGGTTCTGGAATTGTTAAACTACAGATAGCAGAAAATATTGCTGATGAAATTGAAGAATTATGTAAAGATAAAGATGAAGTCTATATCTCAGATATTGAATTAATGGTCTATGATAAATTAATCTCTAAGAAGCAAAGATTAACAGCTAGAGCCTATGAAGGATATAGAAGTATTCGTGAGTTCCAAAGAGAGTATAGTAATACTACAGACATGGATATTATCAAACTTCTTGATGGTGATAATGATTACTGGAAGAATGAAAATGCCAATAAAAATCCTGTATTAAATACTACTATTAGAGACTATATGGCTGGCATTGTAAGTACCGATGCGGTTAGAAGATATTTATTATCGCCAGAGATAGTACAAGCACATGATGAAGGAATCATTCATTTTCATGATGCTGACTATTTTATTCAGCATATGCATAATTGTGATTTAATCAATTTAGAGGATATGCTTCAAAACGGCACTGTCATTAGTGAGACATTAATTGAAAAACCGCATAGTTTTTCAACAGCTTGTAATATAGCTACTCAAGCTATAGCACAGGTAGCTAGCTCTCAGTATGGCGGTCAGAGTATTTCATTAGCACATCTTGCACCTTTCGTAAATATTAGTAGAGAAAAAATTAAAGAGGAAGTAAAAAAAGACTTTGCACTGGTAACAGAAACTTATATAGATGAAGAATCTATAATCAATGAAATAGTTGAGAGAAGATTGAGAGAAGAGGTCAAGCGTGGAGTTCAGACTATTCAATATCAGTTAGTTACTCTAATGACAACCAATGGTCAAGCTCCTTTTATTACAATTTTTATGTATCTTAATGAAGCTAAAAATGAACAAGAAAAAAAGGATTTAGCTATATTAATCGAAGAAATGCTTCGACAGAGAATTCAGGGTGTAAAGAATGAGGATGGAGTGTTTGTTGCACCTGCTTTTCCAAAACTTATCTACGTTACTGAAAAAGATAATATTACAGAAAATAGTCCATATTGGTATCTGACTAAACTGGCAGCAGAGTGCTCTGCTAAGAGATTAGTTCCAGATTATATTTCTGAAAAAATGATGTTGGAGCTGAAACATGATGTTTACACATGTATGGGATGTAGAAGCTTCCTTACACCTGATAGATTTACTGATAAAGGTATTGGAAATATTGCTGATGCTAAGAACTACGAACCAAATAAACATAAATACTATGGTCGTTTTAATCAAGGAGTGGTAACAATTTCATTACCTGACATTGCTTTTTCTTCTGAAGGAGACATGGACAAGTTTTGGGAGCTTTTTGAAGAAAGAACCGAACTATGTCATAAAGCGTTAAGAGCTAGGCATGAGAGGTTAAAAGGTACTTCTTCTGATGTAGCTCCTATCCTCTGGCAGTATGGAGCATTAGCTAGATTAAAAAAACATGAAAAAATTGACAGACTTTTATATGATGGGTATTCCACTATTTCCCTTGGCTATGCCGGACTTTATGAATGCGTGAAATATATGACAGGACATAGCCATTCAGATGAGGGAGTAGGGGAAGCATTTGGATTAGAAGTAATGCAAGCTCTCAATGATAAATGCGCTCAGTGGAAAGAAGCTGAAAATATAGATTATAGCTTATATGGCACACCGCTTGAATCTACTACATATAAGTTTGCTAAATGTCTAAAAAACAGATTTGGTAATGATATTTTTATTAAACTAGATGGTTTCGATAGAAATTACATTACAAATAGCTACCACATTCCGGTATTTGAACCAATTGATGCATTTGAAAAACTTAGAATAGAATCTAAATTTCAGAAGCTGTCTCCTGGTGGAGCTATCTCATATATTGAGACTCCAAGCATGATTCAAAATGTAGCTGCTTTACTAGAAGTGATCAAATATATGTACGACAATATTATGTATGCCGAAATTAATACTAAAAGCTGCTATTGCGAGAAATGTGGTTATGATGGAGATATCCCACTGGTAGATGAAAATGGCACTCTTAAGTGGATTTGCCCTAAGTGCGGCAATGATGATAACACAACAATGGATATTGCTTTCAGAGTATGCGGTTATATAGGAACTGCAAAGAATGGAGGAAATCAGGGACGTTATGGAGATATTCATGATCGAGTTTATCATCTCGACAATCAGGAGATTGAATTATGAGATACGCACAAATAAGATCAATGGACATCTCAAATGGTGAAGGAATTGGTGTATCCCTGTTTGTACAGGGGTGCCACTTCCATTGTAAAAACTGCTTTAACTCTGAAACATGGGATTTCACAGGAGGTAAACCTTGGACTGATTCTACAGAAGAAAAATTTCTACAATTAATAGACAGACCCTACATTAAAAGAATTAGTATCCTTGGGGGAGAACCTTTAGCAGATGAAAACGTTGAAACTATATATACTCTAATCAATAAGATTAAAACTATGTATCCAACTAAAAAAGTATGGCTCTATACAGGCTATAGATGGACAGAGCTAGAAGGTTTAAAGCTCTTTACGGCTGGTTTGTGTGATGTTGTTGTTGATGGGCCATATATAGATGAACTGAGAGACCCTGGTTTATTATGGAAAGGCAGCAGTAATCAAAGAGTAATTAAGAAAGTTATTGCGGAGGCGGGTTGCTATGAAGGTAATAGAGAAAGGTGACAAGCTCTATTATACAAGAATTTTCCCTACAGTAGGTATCTATGATGTCTGTGATTTGACTGTTCGTACAGTCACAGACACCTACTTTGTAGGTATGGATAAAAGAGATAAACATGAGTATCTCTTAGGATTTAATACTGTAGGAGAAGTAGTATTTGATAGTAAAAAAGTCGCATTGAATAAAGTACATGAAGCTGAGAAACATAAATTAAATATCAGTGATGAGACTGACTATGAGGAATATTAACAATGATTGATAAAGAAGTTATTGATAAAGAAAGAATGTATGCTGAAAATCAGCTTAAAGAAAAATCTGGTAGTAACATTGTTGTTGAATGGATGTCTGAAATAAAAGAACTTGCGAAAAATGGATATGAGATATCTAGCGTAAATGCTTGTATGAAGGATGAAAAATTTCAAAGAATTATTGGTATCTGTGATGCAGTAATTATGGTATTGAAGGAGAATTAGGATATGGAATTTGCAAAAGCAATAGCATGGATTTCAACTGCAGTAACAGTAATAATAGGTATGAAAATTACAGAATCTCCATGGTGTTTATGGGCGTTTTTATTACCATTATTAATGAGTTAAAGTTACGTGATAATGTGGATGTGGAATTTGAAATCTTAGCAGAGGAGTTTAAAAGATGAAGGATAATATATATTTAGTTATAAGAGAAAAAGATAATGTAGTTGTGTCTATTATGATGAATAAATTAGACCATACATATTCTTTCGTAAATCTTACAAAAGGACACATTTGCACTTGTAAATTTGATTCAATTGAAGATGCTATAAAGGATATGGAAGAGAAGAAAGACAATGGTGAGATTATAGATTTTATAAATATGGAGGCAAGGATTTAATGGATTGGAGAAATAGAAAGTATTATCAAGTGAATCCAGTATATTCATATCACGACTGTATCAAAAGACTAAAAAAGATTAATTCAGTAAAAATTAGTCCTCCATTTAGAGTATCAGGAGGTATATTATTTCCTAAATTTACGCTTGGATTTAATACAGACAAAGAAACATTGGTCTTAGAAATTTTGCAATCAAGTAAATATAAAGATTGCAATCCAATATATAAAGAAATTACTAAGGAAATGAGAGGACAGTGATTTAATGAATTGTCTCAATTGTGATTATTATAGAGAAAGCTATTTATTTAACTGTTGTGAGTTAACGCAAGAGGAATGCTTCTTTATAAAAACAAAAGAGCATCCATGTTACTATATTAATGATGATTATATTTTTAAAGAAGATGTTCCGTTCTTTGGATTTAAGAAAGGAACTGATTCTAAAGAGGTTTTTAAATGGCAAAATATCTAATGAAATATAAAGGTACTTACAGACTAAAAGCTGCAATAGATCAAAGTACCAATGATTATCCCAGAGATGATTCTGGAGGAATAGATCCAAGTTTTGATGATATTTATATTAAATGTTATGGCGGTGCTCAGATATATCATTATGGTTTTTCTACTCTTGTAGCTTATATCCCATCTATAGGAAGAGGACACAATATTTTAAAAGCTATAGCTAATGATATTGGCTTACCGGAATATAAGACTTATGAAGAATTATACAAAGCACTTGAGGATGAAGGAACTGTACGAAGCATCATGGAAAATGATAAAGAAATAGAATTTAAGTTCCATGCTCGTAAGTTAGAATACATAGCATCTTTTCTTAAGCCTGCAACTGCGGGATCAGATATTAGTCCTTTCTCGACTAAGAACTTACCCAAATGTGATTACCCTATTCCTGAGGAAGATTTGGCAAAATACAATGCTATTTTGGATTCTATGGACAACAAGGATTACTTGTTAATCTCTAGGGTAACTGACGCTTTTTTGACCAATAAACTTCAAAAAAGTAAGCAGTATAGGACAATTGATTTGAAAAAAGATATGAAGAAAAAATGTTTAAAAACTAAAGAATATATCCATTCATTAGGTGAATGGGACAAATATATTGAATATTTAAAAAAGGAGATTTGTAAATGAAAAGAGTAGCTAAATTTGAAAAAGTATCTTATGAACAGTTTGAAACAGCATGGAAAGATTCATTCAGTAAGCCGTCAATGATTACTGATAAAACAATTAAAGATGCATATTACCCTATTGAACTTCCTCAGAGAGCAACTAAAGGTAGTGCTGGCTATGACTTCTATTCACCGTTGTCATTTGTGTTAGAGCCGGGAGAAACAATTAAGATTCCAACTGGTATTCGTTGCGGAATGAACAATGATTGGGTACTAATGTTGTTTCCAAGAAGTGGCCTTGGATTTAAGTATAGACTAAGATTAGAAAATACAGTTGGTATCATTGACAGTGATTATTTCTATTCAGATAACGAAGGACATATTATGGTTAAAATTACCAATGAAGGGGTTAAAACTATGAAAGTAGCTAAAGGTGATGGCTTCTGTCAGGGGATTTTCTTACCTTATGGAATTACAGAAGATGATAAAACTGAGGGTACTCGTAATGGTGGATTTGGAAGTACAGATAAATAAAAAATAGAGGCACTGAATAGAGTGCCTCTAAAGAAAAATGTGTGTTGGTTGTGTACAAGTGAAGTGTATAGAACAACCATCTACACTATATCATACTATTTAACAAAAAGAAAGGATAAAGATGAAAATTCGACTAAATGATTCGACAGATGCTACAGAAATTGTCAGTATTGCCAATAGATTTAAAAATTGTGATATTGATGCACAGTTCGGAAGATATGTTATTGATTTAAAGTCTATTCTGGGAGTCTTATCTTTTGGATTACCAAAAGATATTGACATAAATATTATGGGTCCAGAAATAGATATAGAAATTTT